ACTTTATTAAATTTAAAAACTCTGTTCTTGCTTTATAATCTTCTTTAAAACTTCCCATCATTTTAGATGTTGTTGTATTTGTGTCGTGTTTCTTTACTCCTCTCATTTCCATACACATATGTTTTGCAGTTAAAACTACTGCAACTCCTTTAGGTTGAAGTTCTTTCCACAAAAATTCAGCAACTTGAGTAGTAATTCTTTCTTGATTTTGTAAACGTCTTGAATATGTTTCTAATGTTCTTGCTAATTTGCTTAATCCTACTATCCTTTGGTTAGGAATATATGCTATATGCCCCTCACCAAAGAAAGGCGCTATATGATGCTCACATAAAGAATGAAAGGGTATATTGGTTTGAACTATCATCTCATCATATCCCTCTCCTTTAAATGTTGTACAATTCCATTTAGGTGGATTTAAAAACTCCTTAAAAAACTTAATATATCTTTTAGGTGTATCTCTTAATCCTTCTCTATTTACATCTTCTCCTAAATATTGTAAAACTCTTGTAATGTTTTCTTCTATTGTTTCGTCATTATCTTTATTTCTAATCTCCCAAGGAAATACTAACCATTGGTTTTGTAATTCAATTCGTTTATCAATTAAAGCAACAAAAGGTTTATTATATTTTTTATATTTTAATTTTGTTTGTCCACTATCTATTAAATCATCAATAATAATATCAGCATCTTCAATCTTATCAACTGCTCTACCTGTAATACCTGCTACTATTTGTCCTCCTCTTGGAACTCCATAAAAGGTTTTATCTTTAGGTGTATTGTCTAATATTGTTTTAACTCTATCGTAAACAACTTCCCAAGTAATGTAACTTTTTTCCATTATACTCCAGTTTTTTTATTCCAAATGTCAATATGTAATCTTGTAGTAAAATTAACATAATTGTTAATTGCAAGTTCAACTACATTTAATTTATTATCGTTTAATAAGTTTTGATTTTCTCCTGCAGGCATTAAATAGATTTTATTTTTATCTATAATGTCATAGTATAGTTCTTTAACCTCTTTCCATTCTTTAGTGTCGTTTATAACAAACTTAAATATAGAATGATGTTTGTTTAGTTCTTTTATAATCTCAGGTTTAAAAGTCATTGCTCTGTCATTTCCTGAATTAAGAAGCTTAGGACTACAATTCCATAAATCAATATGATATAACAAGTATTCATTTGGCATTATAGTTCCGTTTGTTTCTACTTCAAAATAAGCATACGGATTAATCTTTTCGTACACATATTTCATAAATTCTTCTAAACCTTTTTGTTGCATTGTTGGTTCCCCACCTGTTAAAATAATGTGAGCGCCTTGTTTTATTGCTTCTATACATTTATTATCTAATATTTCGTTAACATTTTTTGATGTAGCTTTCATCCATACCTCTATTGTATCACATCTAAACTCCGCTCCATTGTGCAGTTCTCCATCAAATTGAGTTCCCATACCACCACACATTAAATTACAGCCTCCAAGCCTTACAAATACACTTGGTATGCCTACTGTTTTACCCTCTCCTTGAATAGAATAAAAGACTTCACTTATTGCTAATTTATTGCTCATATATTACAGTACTTGATTTTGTTTCAGCTAATTCTATTCTCTTTATATTTAATTTACTTTCATTTTTAATTCTATTAAATATCCAAATTGCCATATTTTCTGCTGATGTTTCAAATGGTAATTTTCTATATGGTTCATTATGGAAATCTAATATATCACATAATGGGTCTTGTTCAAATAACAAAAAGTAATGGTCATAATATTTAATAATAGGTTCAACTAACTTATCTATATCACTAAATAATACAGTTAATCCATCTTTCATTTCATTAAACTCGAATATACATTTAACATCATAAGTATGTCCGTGTAATCTACCACACTTTTCTCCTGCTAATTTATTTCTATGTCCTGCATAAAAATAATACTTTTTTTCTATTTTAATCATTGAACCATATTTTAAATATTTCTTTGTTTGTATTCAGTTTTGGTTTAGGACAATCTAATCTACCTTCTATTGCATCTTTAACTTTTTTTATACTATCCTCAAAAGTGTTATATAAATTTTGATTAGGATATATTTCTGGATAAACTAATCTATTTGGTAATACCGGAACACAACCTAATTTTACCGCCTCTTGTATGCCATAACCGAAATTTTCTTGTAAAGCAAAACTAACAACTACTTTACTTTTATTTAATAAATTATAATATTCTTTTTTAGTGTAATTACCTTCTTGAGTATTTATAAAAGTATAAGGTAATTTTTCTTTCATTATTTCAAATAGATAAGGTTGTTTCTCATCTACATTTCTACCATTAAAAATAACTATGTTTTCTTTTTTTACTTTAGGTAAATTTAATCCTTGTTCATCTATTGGTAAACCTGTAACTATTATTTTTTTTGGGTCAACTACTCTTTTTTTTATAACATCATTTTTAATAAACTCACTTGCTACAAATATTTTGTCTGTAATGTCAAACAATATATCTTCAAATCCTTTATAAACTCTTTCCATATCTCTTACAAAGTCAGTATCAGTAAAACTACCTGCGTGTAAAACTCCTTTTATTTTAATATTATAATTACTAAAATAGTTTAAATATGGAATTGCTAATAAACTAAAATTCCATATATCAGTCGTAAATAAAGTATAATCCTGACCTCTATCAAATTTTTTTCTTTTTAATAATAACGTAATAAATTCATTAAATTGAGTAAATTGTCTATATACAGTATTGTCGCTATCTAAAAAACTTCCATTAGATATTCCTTTGTTTAATGTTATAGGGTCTAAATAATGATATGCCTTACGTTGACTATTTAAATAATCTATAATATCTCTATCTAAATGAGTAGTGTATCTTTGGTCTAAATGTTCAAGTGGAGCGTATATTAGCATATTGTTTCTTTAGTTATTATTGCACCATTTTCGTTATCTTCTAATACTTCAACAGATGATGCTAAAAATTTATTATACAAATTTTCTGCTATATTTTCACAACTCATATTATCAAACATTAAACATTTATATTTATCGTCATACCATTTTAAATTTAAATAATCTATAATACTTTTTTTAAATTTAATTATCTCTATATCTCTGTCATTATGTGAAACTTGTTTTTCTATTCTTATATAAAATAGATGCCTATGTAAATGTTTAAGATACATTACTTCCTCTATATCGCAATCTTTCCATCTATGAAGTCCTTCTATATTTAACTTAACTATTATTTTAATTTCTGCCATTTACTAAAATTTAAAGTTCCTTGATTATATTCTTGATTAACAAATAATATGTCGTTTATAGACCTTACATTGTTAATTGCTAAAAATAAATTAATACCTAACCTCTTACTATATTTTTGATATTTTAAATAAGAAACTAAATTTATTAATGCAGCAATACTTCTTGCACCTTTGTGATTATCAAGATTAGAAAATTGTTTTGGATTAATTTTTAATTCTTCTAACAACTTAATTAATTGTATAGGTAATTTTTTAACTTTTCTTAAAACATCTTTATAGGCAACACCTTTCATTCCATCATCAAAATAGCTTAATATACCATAAACTTGTGAAGATTGAATCCAACTACTACTATCAACTGAATGTATAGGCAATTGATACATTGCAGGATAAGACACATAACCAAGTCCGTGAATTAATCCATTAGTATGCTTATACACATCTTGAAATCTTTTTTTAATCCAATCTCCTTTTGTTGTTACACCACCTGCTACACAAATATGCTGATTTTTTTTAGTTGCATCTTTTAAATAATTATAATCATTATCAGCCATAGTAAAAACAAACATAGGATTTAAATCTCTTTTAATCATTATTTCATAATTATCCTTACTCGCTTCATCGTTTCCAATTACATCTAACATAACATACTTTTCTATTAAATGTCCATACTTATCTATATATTGACAATAATTGTCAAGTGTTAACCATTCTCTTTTTTGTTTAGCATTAAATAAAGTAAAAGCACCACTATCAAGCATTACATTCATAGTACCTAATTGACTTTGATTAATTAAAGCATCACTAAATGTTTTGCTTTTACCTAAGTAAGCATAACTTGCTAATATGTTTAAATGTGTATTATTTAATTTCACAACCACTAAAATTATTAGACAATAAGGTTTTTATTTCTTCTTCTATTTTATTTCTTTCGTCTATTAATTCATCTGGTATAGTAACTACAATAGTATTATGTGAATTTAAATTAGGTTTATCTATATCGTCATTTATATAATCTAAATCTCCCCAGTCGTGATTTATTACATCAACTCCCCAATCAGTTAGTTCAGTTGTATCAAAACTATTAGCAAGAATATCCCAATCCCATTCTCCAAACCCTACATTATCTTTTATAATAAATTCTTTTTTTTGTTCTTCACTCCAATTGTCTGCTTTTAGAATATGAACAGTATCAAATCCTGCTTCGTGACAAGCCTTTAATCTCATATTTCCTCCAAGAACAATCATATTTTCATCAACTACAATTGGTCTTTTTTCTAACATTTCAGGAAATTCTTTAATACTCTTTACAAGTTTTTTAAACTTAAAGTCTTTTATAATTCTTGGATTATCAGTATTAAATTTTACTTTATTAATTTTAACTATCATTGTATATATAACGTATTTATTTTATTTATTTACTATAACATCTTTTTTAATCCATTTACCTTCGAGGTCTATAATGGTATAGTTATGTTCTTTTAGTAATTCTATAGCTCTATTAATTTGTTTTGCTCTTTCTCTATAGTGTTCAAATATTTGATTTTCAAAAGCGTGTGGTGTATGTCCCATATTTTTTTTTATATTAATTTTATTAAATTAGCAACTATTTTCCAATCTTCTTTTGTGCTATTATCTTTATTTTTATATAACTCACGAAAAGAATTTATAGCATCATTAATTCTTTGTTTTTTTGTTTTATTATTCTTCTTAAAATTTATAGGTAATCCATTTGTTAAATCCCATTCTATAACATTTCTACCTGTGATAGTACATTTTTTTTCTCCTTTTTCATAAATAACTCCTAAATCCCTAAGTTCAGTAAATCTTGAACTTACTCCAAACACTCCGAATGTAGTTTTAGCATTTCTTATAGCTTCTGAAGATGTGCAAGGTGCTGATGTATATAATGCTTCATAAACCTCAAACCTTCTTTTACTTAATAATCCTTCTTGTTTAATTTTATTAAAGGCTTCTATTGATGTTTTTCTTGTGTTCATTTTGTTCTTAATTTTAATAAGCTAAAGCACTCAATATACTTTAATTTTGCTTTGCTTTTATATTCTTGTTTAAATAATTCATATAATTTTTTAGTGTATTGGTATTTTGTAGTACAATCTTTGTAATATTTTTCAGCAAATTTTTTACCTTTTCCTTTAAAATAATTTACATTGTCTGCTGTGTCTCCCATTATCATTTGCTCATAAAAGTTATATAAAGCATCTTGTTCTGTAATATCTAACACCCTTTTTGTTTTAGGATGATAATTGTACATTAAACAAGGAAACTGCTTATAATCTTTATCAATGGAAATAATCATTACATTATCTCTACCAAATTCTTGACTTAGTGTGTACCAATATCTTGCTACCATATCATCTGTTTCTATACCAAAACCAAATTTACTCTTATAAGTGTCTTTAACGTATTGATGCATATCGTGCAGTAGTGGAGGTAGTGGTTGTTTTTTTCTATTTGCTTTATATACTGGTGTAATTAGTTTTCTAAAATTTCCTTTACAACCATTAAAGGTTATTATTTTTTCAATATCATAACTCTCTTCTAAATCGTTTACT